CATATTTATCCTTAGCTTAGGATTCCACCGATTGGGTTAATTGTAATTACCCCAACCTTAGGAATTTCGTTGGTTGCGCATTGAATACTGTTAATTCCAGTCGTAGAAATTGAAGAGGTCCATAAAGAAGCTCCTGTAGTAGAGCTAGTTCCTCCAGTAACGGCAGAAAGTGTAATAGTTCCAGCATTAGAATCAAAAGAAGAGATAGTTGTTCCAGATGCAATTGTTACAGTACCTGAATTAACGGCAACTTGTTGTCCCACTGCAACATTAAGGAAAGAGGAAACATTTGAGATAGTTGCGCTTCCAGCAGTGATGTCACCAGTAAAAGACGCATCTGCTCTAGTCAGCAATGTTACATCTGCATAAGAAACGCCAGATACAGATGAAATAGCAGATAATACGTATTGAAGAACAAATTGCTCTGCAAAAGTGGTGTTATCAAAGCTTAACAATGTAGTTAGGGCGCTGTAAACAGCGTTAGAAACATTTACCTGACGATACTGAGCTGCGATGTGAAGATTTAAGGTGATATTTATTGGTACGTATTTAGGGGGAAGAATTGTTACCGTGGTTGTTGCTGGAGCTTTATCAGTAATAAAAGAAATGACGTCTGTAGACGCATTAGTAAAAATAGAGTTAGCATTTCCACTAGAGTCAATTCCTGGAGTACCAAGGCTAGTGTCACCATACGGCGCAATATACAAAAGAATACTGTTGTACACGGTTCCGTCAGCAACAGCTTTTCCTACTGAAGGAACTTGAACAGATAAAGCTGCATAATCTGATAAAGAGACTGCTCTGTTAAGTGCGGTTAAAGCAAATGGCGCGTTAAAACGAATACTGTCTGTTGATTCTGGGTCAGAACCTCCAGAAGCTGCATTTTGGTTATTAACAGTAAGCCCTGCTGTAACATTAGTAAGTAAATATGTAAGGGTATTAGGGCCAACATTTCCGTATGCTCCGCCACCCACACGGTATGTTGCGTACACCGCACCTGCTGGTGGAATGCGACCGCTAATATTATCACCAAAAGTAAGATAAGAAATTCCGTCAGCTGTTGTTGTAACTGTATATGATGGGTCGTTATAACCAGCGTCAATTAAATAATTAACTTCATTATAAATAACATCGTTAGCTGTAACAGAAGTAGTTTTTGAAATTAAAGGGTTTTGCGACAAAGTAAACGATTGATAAGCAGTTCCGTCAGAGTCACCAAGATACTCATCAGTAATAGTTACTCCTTGAGTTGCCGTAACGGTTTGAGACCCTTTTACAGCGCCAACAGCTGCTGGAACAGAAATTGCAGTATTTGTTTCAAAAATAACTTGGGTAACCACACCGTTTACGGTGGTTGTGGTTGCTACTTGTGTTTTTGCAGGCACAGAAACAATCGATGAGGTACTGTTCTGAAAGGTAAGCGTTACAGTTGCTGGGGTACCGTTACTTGGTGTGTAGTTGAGAAGATTTGCAATAGACAAAACGGAACTACGTTGAGTTGCGGTATTTATGAACCCTTCATTTGCGGAACGGTCGATATAGTAGTTGAGCATGTCTCCCATGTAGGCAAACAGTTCAATAAGAGTAATTCCAAAGTCTGATGCATCTGTAGAAGTCCATTCAGGCAAAATGTTTGGAATCAGGGCAATCATGTCATTGCGGATAGCCGAATAATCACGAGAAGTGTAATCTACCTGCGGTATGTAATTCGATGCCATTAGAACTCCTGAATAACGTCGCCTGAGCGGGTGAGGTACCCTGCTTTGACCGAAACTTGGTCGGATGCCCCGCTCGGGAGCTTGTAGTAAATTGTAACGCTTATTGTGCCTAGTTGGGAGTCCATAGCAGTCGTGATATTTTCCAAAGTAAGCGCCTGTAGATAAGAAGAAAAAGTATTAGTAACACTTCTTTTTATATTTGAATCTGCCGAATCGCTAGACTCGAATAAAGATGCTTTTATGGAGCCTCCATATTGAGGCCGAAAAACGCGTTCGCCAAACTCAGTCATAACGGCAGAAATAACACGCGTTTGCCAAATTTTATTTTGGTCATTAGACGACAAAATTGAGCCTGAGGCATCTATTGAAAAAGGAAGAACAATTGCGCGTTCCATTAATATACTCCCATCCAAATTGGAAAGTTAGGGTCTCCGCCCTCAAACATCACCCAAACACCTTGGTTAATATTTGGAACTTTTCTATGAAGCGTATGCTCCGCAGTATTTGTTTCTAATGGGTTGGTAAGCTCTGCGTGTGCGTGAGTGAGCTCCCCGCCAGAACCTGCATGTGCAGCATGAGATAAAGTTTGAGTAGCACTAAAGGTATGGGTATGAGAAGGGCTACCACCAGAACCAGTCGTTCCAGATACAGATACAGAATGGCTTGTATGGGTGGTTAATAAGGCGGCAACTTCAGAAGCAAGGTGAGGAAGGTGGTCTGGGTGGTCAGCATTAGTAACTACTGGAAGGCATGGGTATGCCCAGTTAGTGACATTAGTGTGAAGGACTTGAGGAACTTTAAGGCGAATACGGTTAAGGTTTTCTGGGTCTTCATTATCAACGCAGACTCCTCTATAAATTCCAAAATATGAAGTGCTCATAGATTACTCAATTTCTTATGCAAAACTGCAGGTGGCATTTTTACATCTTTAAAAGGTGTTTGTCGTACATTACCAGATGTTCCTACCCATTTATGAGAAGGAGAGCCTATAGTTTGTATTTTAGCCACATTTTTTACAACAGAAAAATGAGAGGAAGAGTTCTTACGATAAGAAGAGCCGCTCTTTTTAAGAACTGTTCTTGGTACGATATTTTTTTGTCGTACACCAGAAGAAATTACTCGTTTAACAGACTGCTCTGGTGCCAAAATATCTTTGTTATCTGTCCATTTAGCGGCTAAACCAAGGGAATCTGTTCCAATTTCAATTGTTGTTGTAAAAACTTCTTTTTCAACATGATGTTCTACAGAAAGAACTGTCCAAAAACCAGAGTATATAGAGCCAACCCCATCTAAATATATTGGAGCATCTGGCAAAAGATTAGGGCTTCCTTGTATAGTTGCCACGCCTCTATAAGCGTACCTATTTCTTTCATCGGCCGCGTTAGCTTCATATTGAGCAATTTCAAATGTAGGTGCTACTACGTTAGTTTGGTATGAGTCAAAAACTACAGGTTTTGCATCACGTCTTGTTTTTACTATGCCCTTTTGGTTTGTTTTTTGGTGTTCAGTAGCATTAGTTCTATCGACACCGCTAGTTGCTACGGAGGCTTTTTTAGCATCGTTAAAGGGAATAGCTTCTCCAACTAAAGGTTTAAAAGAGTAAATTCCTGTTCTTTTTTCATTTAAACCGTTCATTATGTAATACGCTGCTTGAGCCCTAAGGTCAGTAAAAGCTTGAGTTAACGGGTGAAATATTACTGTTGCGTTATCACACTTCAAAGAGTAGCCATTTTGTTTAGCAAGGTTTACCATCAATTCCCAGTCAGACATTCCAGCTTGTGATATTTGGTCGTATACACGCTCTGAGGGTATACAGTCGTAAGAAAATCCATTTTTAGTTGCTATATCAGAAACTACTTGTGAAGCGGTAACGTTAACCCATACCTGTTGGGATTGTTGTTTAAATACATAAGAAGCACCAATAATAGTAACTTCTACATAATTTTTTTCAGGTGAAATGTCTGGCTCAATATGGTGTATATACCCGTTAATAGTTTTAGAGCTTCCCAAACCATATAGCCCTACAGATATAGGTGTACCAGAAACAATTGAGTCATAAGGAACAGACCATTCCGAAAAGTATACTTTTACTACTTCATGCTCATAACGAGCATGGCTGTGATTAAAAGTAGCGGCTTTGCTTACAGGCGCATCTAAAGTTGGAAATTGGATGTCAAGATAATTAAACACGTGGAATCCTCAAAACGGTACCAGGAATAATGTTATTAAAATCAGAAATATTTGGGTTATATTCTGAAATAAGCCACCATAAGTCTGGTCTGTAATAATACTTGTAGGCAATTTGGTCTAGTCGTTCACCTTTTGAATACACATGTTCGTACCAAGAACTATTTCCTGAAGTGTCAACTTCGTAATAAACTATAGGGTAATTATCACCTTCAGGATAAAAAGCAATATAGTCAATTAATTGGGTGTAGTACCTAGATGTTTGATAAATCATTGTGTAGTCACCGATGAAGCTGCATTTGGGTCTACGCCAAAATTGCTAGTTGTAAGACCAGCTGCTGTACGCAAATCTATGGAAAGTTGCACATCAGTACGAATAGGCACCATTTCACGAGTAAATGCTAAATGGTTTACATTTACGCTCTGAATCATTCCTACAAGCCTTTGTGGACCAAGGTCAAGGCGAATAATTGTAGGTAGCAAAAAGCTAATGTTAGAAGTGGTAGTTCCCCATTGCGTTTTATACCCATCACCATTGATTGTTTTGTAGAGGAATTCTAAATCTGCTTCTGTACCGCGAGCAAGCAAGTCTTTTATTTTTAATTCCATATTATTTGCAAAATCAGTGTCGCTTTTTGGCGCCTGACCCTTTTTATAGTATTTATAAAGTTCTTGAATGTTTGAGGATTTAGAAGCAGCAAAATCATTAGTTCTATCAATTCTAATAGTAAAATCAATAGTTGAATTTGCATTTGTAAGTCCAGTTAAAATAGCAGTAGCATCGTTTTGATTTGGAGTAATGCCCCAATTTACGGACGTGCTTTGGCTAAAAGTTTCTGGGTTCCATAAAAATTGAAATCCATAATTATTTTTGCCCTGTCTATCAAAAGTTTTAGCGCCAGTTTTAGCATCTGTAGTTGCAGTTGTTCCCACATATTTTCTTGCAAGAAATATTTTTCCTCGTCTTAAAGAGTGAGAATCTGTTGTGGGTGAGGAGATATCACCATTAATATCAGAAGGGTCTACTGGAAGACTCCATTCATGTGGAGGAAGATTCCAACTATATGATTGGTCAGGGTCAGCTTGGATTGGAATTACTGGAGGGTTTCCCGCACCGCCTTTATTTCCCCCACCGCCTCCACCGCCTCCACCATTAATTCCCGTACCGCCTGGTTGATAAAGTGGTTTATTCTTTTTTCCATAAGATGGGGTAATTGGAGTTGCTGAAGCGGCAAAAGCGCCCTTAACAGCAGAATATCCAAGAGTCCATGCTTGTTCTGCTACATATCCTGGTGTTGCAACCAGACCTTGAACAAGACCATTGACTATATTTAACGGCTCGATAATTCCCACATTAGCAACTCTTCGTAGTCCATTAACAATACGACTATTGGTACCTGGAGTGGTAAAGTGTTTGATTCCTAAAAGAATTCCACCAGGACCTACAACAGCATTAGTGTTATTTGCAGTTCTTGCTCCTGGAGGTCTTGTTACGTTGGTCATGTTGTTGCCACCTTAACGGAAATAGGAAGAGATTTAAGTTCGGCTTTAATAGCCTTGCTAAG